CTGGAACCGGCGTTGTTGTAACATCCCATGAGAATGTTATTGCATCTGGCGTATCGTTAATAGTTTCATAACCCTTATCGGATGGCGCCGCTTTCGCCCCATAGATAAGATGTAACTTATAACCATAGTCTTCTCCTTCTAAATCATTACCTAATTTTGTTCTGTAACACAAACCAAATGTCTTTCTAGGTTGTTGTCCTAATGTGACACCAGGTGTCAATTCCGCTGAACCATCACACTCTTCGAATTCCTCTGGATACGTGTATGCTTCAATGTTTGCTTCGAACTCTTCAACAGAAAATAAGTTAAGATACTTAATGTTATCTGCGTATAATGGGTTTGGTTCTGCCCCTGTTGGACTCTCTGTAACTCCTGTTAAACCATTCCAAGCAACTCCCTTAGGATATTTACCTTGGTCGTCTTGAACATATAAAACTCCTCTATCGACGCCCGTTTCATAAAAACGTTCGCCTGTCTTATCCCAAACTATTTTATTTGCCATATATTAATCCTCCTTCTTATAATAAAATTTTATTATTCTTACTGTTCAGCAAATGTTATTTCTTTCCAATCGTCTGCCTCATCTTCAGAGTCAGTTGCTATGGCCATATATCCCTTACCAAGAGCAGTGTCGACATAGATCTGACCAATAAAATCCGCATGCTCAGCAGGTGCAACAACTCCAGTCAATGGTTCGAATTCCGCAGCTGCTAATTCTATTTTGCCAGGTATATCAGCTTCTAAAATTGCAGCAGCAACCGCTGCCGGAACTGCTGCTATAGTTGATAGTGCCCAATCATTTGCTGCCACTTCAGAATCAGTAGCTACTGCTACATACAACGCCGGAGTTGTGGTCTCGACATAGATCTGACCAATAAAAGNTGCATGTTCTGCTGGTGCAGCGGCGCCAGTAAGAGGTGTCAATGCTTCTAAAACTCTCATACTTCTAGAACCAAAATCTGGATAAGTTATTTTATTTGACATATATTACTCCTCCTTTTAGAAATATAATGTATAGACATCGTGATTTAGATTATCCTTGTTATAATGTCTATCAAACTTACATAACGGTAATTTTAAAACCTTTCCAGGTATTATACTATCTGGATTTTTATCCACAACAGTGACCTGGTATCTCTTCTTGTGCATATACAATCTATTATTTGCATACTTAGGCTCTAAACCTATTCTTCCGTAAATTATACACGGGTATTTCATCTGTACTGATGCAGGGGGTTGGAAGTAGACATTACCCGACCCCAATACATCAACTAGTATTTGGTGAAGTTCTAATCTACGGTTCATTATACACCCCTCCAACTGTTAGGATAAGGCGTGGCCTCTGGACTTCCACGTTAGTGATTTTCCATGAGGTTCCCATCCATCTTATGAACTTCATATTAAAGAAGTTTTCATAGGCAAAGGGGTCGGCAACAATACTAATAATATTAGATATAGAAATATCATCATTTAGATTAGGAGTCTGCTGCCAACGATTAGTGTTTTTTAGAATATCACCAGAGTACGGACGTTTTGTTACAACTTCTTCCCATACACCGGGAACAGTCTCCTCATTAACAACATAGCCTACTACCCCATAAAACTTTGCCATGAAATATCACTCCTAAATATCATCTTCGTCCTCGTCGTCTTCTGGTCTGGTGAATTCCCAAGTTGCTAATGTGTTATGTGGGAAGTAATATCCTTCTTTAGGTTCTGCTGTAATTGTAACAGTTGCGCCTTTCTCAATAGCATCCATTGCTCCAGCTGATACCGGTTCATCGTCAGCAAGATATTGAACTCCGGTCTTACTAGGTATAGTTACAATACCTGTAGAGTCAACAAATGTAGGTTCTGTTGGTGTCACTTCTGTGCCTTGATCTCTTAAGAATACTAATGCCGATTTAGGTCTTGTTAAAGCACCTGAGATTCTAGTCTCTATCAAGTACTTATGTTGGTTGAAGTCAATATCAAAGTCATCGAACATAGAGATTTGACCACCCTTATCTGCGCCTAATGTGTAATCGTTAAGATTTACAAATATACCCAATAGTTCAGGTTTGGCCTCCATTACTTCTACTTCAACAATGTCTTTAACTAATAATGCAGAGGCTAATTCAGCTTTACTATTATATAGTCTTCTACCAATTTTATCCTTAATTAATAACAAATCAATTAATATTTGGTTTGTTGTGTAAAGTGTTGGTGTGCCAGTTCCTTTATAGTGTTTTCTATGTCTAATCATTGTTTCTATTAAGGTCGCTCCTGAAACATTTGGTGCAACTTTAACTTTATGACTGTATAAGTCATCGTCATGAGCTATTGGTCTTATGTTTTCTTCGTTAATTTTGTCCTGGTCAGTTATTTGTCGCCCATCACCAATAAGAATTACTCTTGCAATTTCCTCATCTAACATCATTCTCATTTCCATCTTTATCCATGCGACAACATCTAAATCAGTGATGTCGATAATGTCATCTCTGTCTAGTTTTTGTTTCTTATAGATGGTAGTTGGAGATGTTGTTCTCTTGAACACAGGGAATACTTCCTCAAATTTCTCATTACCCTTAATGTAACCTTTAGCTCTCGCTTCATCTTCAGTTATGTCAGCATGCATTGTTTTTATTCTAGAGAAAGGTGTCTTCTTAACTGCCCCAAGAACTCCTGCCACCCATGTAGTATCTCTCTTAACCCACTCAGGTGGATTTGTTAGTAACTTAGCATCTGGGAATAGGT